AAGGATAAATAAATTAAAGTGCCTATACTACAGTGAAATCGTTCCAGTCTCTCAGGTTGACTCTGAGATATCATAAGAAACTTAATATAAAATTCTGGCATGAAAGGAGTCTCCGACCTGAGGTTAGGGAAAAATTACTTCAGATTGGATATAAGTGGGCAGAGTTTGCAAAGATTCCATTTGAAGCAATTAAGGATATGATTTTAGTGGGTGGTAATGCTAATTACAACTACACAAGATTTTCCGATTTAGATTTGCATTTGGTAGTGGACAAATCCAAGATTGCAGATTGTCCAGAACTCTTAGACGATTATCTGAGAGACAAGAAAAAACTATGGGCATTAGTTCATGACATTAAGATTTATTCTCATCCTGTGGAGTTGTATGCTCAAGATGAGAATGATCCACTTCCTGCAAACCAGGGAGTATACTCAATCATTAAGGGCGAATGGATTCTGGAACCAAGACAGACAGAGGTTAATCTGTCCGACCCCTTGCTTTTTAGAAAAATTCGTGCTATGGTAGAAAAGATCGATGATCTCATAGAAAACGAAGCAGATGATTCTGATGTTTTACGTAAACTTCAAAAAAGAATTCGTGACATGAGAGCGTCTGCAATTCAACAAGGTGGAGAGTTTGCACTTGAGAACCTAGTGTTCAAAGAGTTACGCAATCTCGGATACCTTGATAAACTTTCAAACCACATTAGAAACTTAGAGGATACGAATTTATCACTATGACTGTTAAAGTTATGTTACTGAAGTCCGGCGAGGACGTTATCTCAGATGCTCAAGAAGTTAGAGACAAGGAAGGAAATAGTATCGTTGCATACTATTTGAGAAATCCTTACAGCATGCAGTTGACTACTACTCCTGTTGAACCTGAGGAGGAAGATGATGAACTTATTCCTGATGATGATTTAGAAGGTCAAGCTAGGGTAAAGATTCAAGTATCATATCAACATTGGGCACCTTTGTCGAAGCAGAGGGATTTTTACATTCCTGCAGATTGGGTCATAACTCTTTATGATGCCCATGATAATATTTACAATGACTACACTGCAAAGCATCCCCCAGTATCTGATGAGGATGCTCCAACTGAACCTAAGGTAAAAACAGATGGAACTGAAACTAATTCTCCTGAATGACGGTACTTACATTATCACTTGGATTTATGAACTTCCAATTGAACCAAAGGCATTTTTAGCAAATCCCTTAAAAATTGTAAAATCTGGAAAGGGTATTGCTCTTAAAAGGTTTCCGGAGTATACTGAGCAGGATTTCCTGCTCCTTTATTCTACTTGCATAACTACTATTGCTGAACCTGATGAAACTGTCAGATTAAAGTATAAAAAACTTTATCCTGATAAACCTGACATTGAATTGCCAACATTTGATAATGAAGACTCTGCCCAACTCCTTAATGAAGATGCCGTCATCCCACCCTCAACAGAAGTTCTATAGTAATGTCTATTTGAGTGGAGATAAAATATTTTATATTGGGTATGAAAATGGGCAAAGGGTTCAATATAAAGAACACTTTTGTCCAGTTTTATATGCACTTAGTCCCAAAGAAAGTAAGTATAAAACTTTGGAGGGAAAAAATGTTCAAAAATTTGAATTTGGTGGCATTAAGGATGCCAAAGAGTTTATTGATCGGCATCAAGGTATAGAGAATTTTAAAATTTATGGTAATGAAAAGTTTTTGTATCAGTATTTGAATCAAAACTTTAAAGATGATATTGAGTATGATAGATCTACTCTTAAAATCTATACAATTGATATTGAGACTACAGCAGAAAATGGGTTTCCTTCAGTGGAAGATACTTCAGAAGAAATTCTGTGTATATCTATTAAAGATTTTTCCACTAAAAAGTTTATTGTATGGGGAACTCGTGAGTATGAGCATAATCGAGATGACCTAGAGTATAGAGTCTTCTGGAAAGAAACTGAAATGCTTCAAGATTTTCTTTCTTGGTGGGCAGAGAATACTCCTGACATTCTTACTGGATGGAATGTAGATTTATTTGACGTTCCATACATTTATAGGAGAGTTGAACGAGTACTTTCTGAAAAGCATTCCAAATCTTTGTCTCCATGGAATCGTGCTTATGAAAAAGAAGTAGAAGTGATGGGTCGTAATCATATCAAATACGATATAATTGGAGTTAGTATTCTAGATTATTTGGATCTATATAAAAAATTTACATATAAAACTCAACCAACATATGCTCTAGATTATATTGCTGAGGTAGAACTTGGACAGAAGAAACTTGATCACTCTGAGTTTGCAACTTTTCGAGAATTCTATACTCAAGATTGGCAGAAATTCGTTACTTATAATATTCATGACGTAGAACTTGTTGACCGGTTGGAAGATAAGATGAAACTGATTGATCTTGCATTGACACTTGCATATGATGCTAAAGTAAATTATACGGATGTTTATTATCAAGTTCGTATGTGGGATCAAATTATTTACAACGAACTTACTAAAAGAAATATTGCTATTCCTCCAAATGAAAGAGCAGACAAGGACAGAAAATATGAAGGTGCTTTCGTTAAATACCCTATTCCGGGTCTTTATGAATGGGTGGTCAATTTTGATCTCAACTCCCTATACCCTCACCTCATTATGCAATACAACATCTCGCCGGAAACGTTACTTCCGTCAAGACATCCAAAAGCAACAGTAGAACGTATTCTTAATGAGGACATTACCATTGAGGGTGATACATGTGTCTGTCCAAATGGAGCACAGTATAGAAAAGACTTTCGTGGATTTCTTCCAGAATTAATGGATAAAATCTACAAAGAACGTAAGATGTATAAGAAGCGTATGCTTTTGGCAGAGGCAGAGTATGATAAGAATCCAACTCCAGAGTTAGAAAAAGAAATTACCAAATGGAATAACTTCCAAATGGCAAGAAAAATTCAACTTAATTCTGCTTATGGTGCTATTGGAAATCAATACTTTCGTTATTATAAACTTATAAATGCTGAAGCAATTACTCTTTCTGGGCAAGTTTCTATTCGTTGGATTGAGAATAAGATAAATGGTTACCTAAATAACCTATTGGAAACTGAAGATGTCGATTATGTCATCGCTGTCGATACCGACTCAATCTATCTTAATCTTGGACCTCTTGTTCATAAATTTCTTAGTCCTAAGTCTGACGATAAAGCAGCAATCACTAAGATACTTGATAAGGTTGCTCAAGAAAAATTGGAACCATTCATTAAGAAATCTTATGAGGAACTTGCTTCGTATCTATCGGCATATGAACAGAAGATGATTATGAAGCGAGAGAACATTGCAGACAAAGGTATTTGGACTGCAAAGAAAAGATATCTTCTTAATGTTCGTGCTAATGAATCTACCATTCTTAGCACTCCCAAATTAAAAGTTATGGGACTTGAATCTGTAAAATCTTCAACTCCAAATGCTTCTAGAATTAAATTGAAAGAGGCGTACCAGGTGATTGTAGATGGAACTGAAGAAGAACTTTTGCAATTGGTTGAAGATTTTCGTAAAAACTTTTCTAATCTCCCTATAGAAGATATATCTTACCCAAGGAGTGTTAGGGGGTTGACAAAGTGGAAAGATTCTGTTACTCTTTGCAAGAAAAGTTGTCCGATTCATGTAAGAGCATCACTTTTGTATAATTTTTCAATTAAAAAGAATAAATTATATCACAAGTATCCGTACATTCAAGAAGGAGATAAAATAAAATATATTTACATAAAAACTCCAAATAAACTTGGACATAATGTATTCGCCTTTCTCTCTGAGTTTCCAGAAGAAGTTGAGATTTATAATCATATAGATTATAAATTGCAATTTAATAAATGTTTTTTAGAACCATTAAAGACCATTCTTGATCTTGTTGGTTGGCAGGGAGAAAGAACAGCATCACTAGACTTTTTATTCGCATAACTATGTTTGAAGCATTAGCAAAAGAAGCAAAGAATGACTACATGAAAGTAGTCGCAAAACTTGAATCAGGTCAAGGATATATTGACACTGGATCTTATATCCTCAATGCTGTTGTGAGTGGCAGTATTTATGGAGGAATACCAGAAAACAGAATTACTGGTCTTGCTGGTGAACAATCTACGGGAAAGACTTATTATGCTATGGAGATAGCAAAGAATTTTCTTGAATCTAATAAAGATGGTGCAGTATTTTACTTTGATACTGAGTCTGCAACTTCTAAAGATATGTTTGTAGATCGTGGTTTTGATTCAGATAGAGTTTATATTTTTCCCGTAGATACTCTTGAAGAGTTTCGTAGTCAAATTATTCGCATACTGGACAATATGCTTAAGATGAAAGAGAAAGAGCGTAAACCTCTTATGATTATTCTTGATTCTTTAGGTATGCTTCCATCTGCAAAAGAACTAACTGATGCCTTAGATGATAAGCAAGTTCGTGATATGACAAAAGCACAAATTGTTAAATCTATTTTCAGATTAGTTACTGGTAAATTAGGTAAACTTAAAGTTCCTTTTATTGTTACTAATCATACTTACAATACGATGAATCCATATGGGGAGAAATCTGATATGGGTGGAGGTACAGGACTTAAGTACGCTGCATCTACAATCATACATCTTTCTAAATCAAAGGAAAAAGATGGAACTGAAGTAGTTGGTGGTATCATCAAAGCAAAGATGAACAAGTCTCGATTTACTAAAGAGACAATTGTTGCACCTACACGTTTATTTTTTGATGAACGTGGTCTTGATAGGTATTACGGTCTTCTTGAACTTGCAGAAAAGTATGAGATCTTCGTCAAAGAAAGTACTCGATATGTAATTGATGGGAAAAAATACTACGGCAGTGATATTTTAAAGAACCCTGAAAAATTCTATACTCCGGAAGTATTGGAAAAAATTGATTGGGCAGCAGGTCAAGAGTTCAAACTAAAATCTTAATTTATGACAAACATTGAATTTACAATTATATGTAATTTAATTTACAATGAACGATTTCGGATAATAGCATACCCTAATCTTAAAATTGAATATTTTGAAGATGAATCGAATAGATTGTTGTTTACATTGTTTTGTAATTTTGTAAACAAGTACCAAACTGTTCCCACGAAAGAAAGTTTAACCGTTGATTGTCAAAACGTAAGAAACATATCTGAGACTTTGTATTCCAATACGTTGTCTCTAATACAAAAAATTCAAATTCAAGATGTTGATTATGATTGGTTAATTAAAACTTCTGAAGAGTGGTGTCAAAAGCGAGCATTGTTTCTTTCTCTTTTTGAGAGTATTTCAATTGCTCAAGGCGAAGAGAGTGATAAAGAGTTTGGCGCCATTATCCCAATTCTAAAGGATGCTATCTCAGTATCCTTCGATAATAGAATTGGACATGATTATATGAATGATACTGATGATCGGTATGAATTCTATAATAGAGTAGAGGAAAGGGTTCCATTTGATCTTGATATGTTTAACAAGATTACTAAAGGTGGAATGCCAAAGAAAACACTTAACGTTATTATCGCAGGAACTGGTGTAGGTAAGTCTTTATGTATGTGTCATATGGCAGCAGCATCTTTGCTGGAGGGTAATAATGTTTTGTATATTACTTGTGAAATGTCAGAAGAACGCATTGCAGAACGTATTGATGCTAACTTGTTAGACATTAATATTAAAGATTTGCCTAACACATCAAAACAAACCTTTGATAGTAAGGTCACTGCACTGAGATCTAAAACTCCTGGAGATCTTATAATTAAAGAATATCCTACTGCATCTGCTCATGTTGGACATTTTAGGTCTCTTACTAGTGATCTTTCTCTTAAGAAAGACTTTAGACCCGATATTATCTTTGTGGATTACATTAATATTTGTACTTCGCAGCGATATAAACCTCAATTTGCCAATTCCTATACATTGGTTAAAGGCATTGCAGAGGAACTTCGTGGGTTTGCAGTGGAACAAAATGTGCCACTCGTCTCCGCTACTCAAACCACTCGTAGCGGTTTTGGCAGCTCTGATATTGACCTTACTGATACTTCTGAATCCTTTGGTCTCCCTGCTACTGCTGATTTTATGTTTGCCCTTTCTTCATCTGAAGAGGACGAGCAACTGGGGCAGATTATGGTGAAGCAATTAAAGAATAGATACAATGACGTATTCGCATCAAAAAGATTTTTTGTGGGTATTGACAGAAGTAAAATGAGATTGTATGATGTGGAACAATCAGCTCAAGAAGGTATTCTTGATTCTGATAACAATGATGACGGACCATTAAATAATAAATTTGGAGGATTTACCTGTGAATAAAAAAGTTGATTTTGAACGCTATGAAGAATTTGTGTCAGCAGTTACTTCAAATACTTCTACAAACTTTGTTGATTTTGCTGACCGTATTGGTGAGCTTGATCGACAAGGTGCCAATATTGAGAGATTGCTTACTGCTGGTGTTGGAATTAATGCTGAGGGGGGTGAGTTCCTTGAAATCATTAAAAAAATGGTCTTCCAAGGAAAACCGTGGAATGAAGATAATCGTGAGCATCTTATCCTGGAGTTGGGTGATATTATGTGGTATGTGGCTAATGCAATCAAATCCTTGGAAACTACATTTGATGAAGTCATTGCAACAAATGTGAAGAAACTGAAGAAGCGTTATCCTGGTGGAGAATTTAATGTTTATCAATCTGAAAACCGTAGGGTAGGAGACCGATGACAGAAGAACAAACTATTACAATACAACTATCCTTAAGTGATGCTACTACATTGAAAGATATATTAGAACAAACAATACCAGATGAATTGGGTGATATTGAGATAAATGAAAATAATATTGCTCATTATGAAGCATTGAAAAAGTTTAAAGTTTCTTTGCAAGAACAACTTAGTTAATTTATTTTTTTAATCTAAATATTTATGTAGAGTAAGATGCTCAATGAAGTTTATAACTGCAGAAGAACTGTTAGTGTTTCTGACAGACAATATCAAAGTTTCCTATAAGGAGAGATACTCTGGGAAACCAGAACTCTCTCCTCGTACTAAACGCAAAGGAATGAGAAAATTAACATTTAGAACTTCTTTTCGTGCTAACTTACATGACTCTATTCTAGAACTTTTAAAATTTAAAAGAGTTAGATATACAACTAGTTTAAAAATTAGTGATCAAACTAACTTAGAAGTCATTGATATTAAGACCGCCGAATCTATGGTTAGGATTTTGATTAAACCAAAATCAGGAAGAGAGTGGAGACAGACAAATTATTGGAATCAAAGATTAGAAACTTTAGATAACTGGAAACAACTTAAACGTTTTCCGGACACTCAAATTGAATTTGAAATTTTAACTAAAATTAATAAAAGACTTGAAGAATTGGGTGAAATGAAAGCAGTAAGATTGAGAGTTAAATCTACAACTTACAAAGATATCATTGGATTTGTCCCTGGACCCTCAGGCGCTAAAGCAGATTTTGTAGGTATTGATTCTAAAGGTAAATCTGTTATCTTTATTTCCCACAAAGATGGTCGAAGAGTAAAAGATTTTCAACAGTATTCTGGTATATCTTCTAGAGCAGGAAAATCAATTTATAATCATGATGAAGTGGTGGGATTTAGAAAAGACATTGCAAAAAAAGAAACTACTGATTTCAGTGGAACTGCATATTATCGTGACATTCAGGATACTGAATTGAAGAACAAAGCAATCTTTGGTAAAGATTATGGTCCTGGAAGAAAGAATGAAAACAACATTAGTTTATTTGCACAAGGTGAACCAAGATTAACTAAAACTAGTCCTGGAAATATTACTTTATCTTTTAACACTAAAATGGTAGAAAGCACTCAATTGTCTCAATTGGAACGTGCTGGGTACAATCCTACTTTAGGTGCCAGAAGAGGTGAAGCATATCGAACAGTTGAATATAGGAACGATAGAGTTGCTGGTGTTCGAGCAGGCATTTTTTCAAAAGCATATATAGAAGGTAGGAACAGTAAACCTATTTGATGAAATTTTCAGATTTTAATAGTGATGCTAAACGCACCTCATTTAGACATGGGGTGATTTTCAGTGTTGGGGAATATATTTCTTTACTAAGTGAAGAGAAAGTTGGTAAGGTTCATCGCACTGGACCTAACTATGTAATTGCTGTCACTGAAGACGGTGAGATGTTTAGAGCATGGATTGATGATATTAAAGAGTATAAGCAATTTAATAAATCAGGAGATCCTAATTCTGATAATAGACTTGTTGGTACTCCTCAGTTCACAAAATTCGCAAAAGATCATGTTCCCGGATGGGATCATGACGGAACAAAACCAAAGAGTATAAATAAGGATAAACCTATCAAAGAAGATAAGATGAACCCTATGGAAGAAGGTCTCAAAGCAGCACGTAAGAATGTTGGTGCTGATAAATGCTGGGATGGTTACAAAGCAAAAGGCACAAAAATGAAGAACGGTAAGGAAGTTCCTAACTGTGTCAAAGAAGATGAGACTGCAGAAGAGAATACTATTGAAGAGAAGAAAGGTCTCTATGCAAATATTCATGCTAAGAGAAAGCGTGGTGAATCTCCAGCAAAACCAGGAGACAAAGACTATCCAGCAAAGGATGCATTTAAGAAATCAGCAAAGACTGCAAAAGAAGCATTAGATCCTGTAGGTCAAGAAGATCATGATGTTGATAATGATGGGGATCATGATAAGTCTGATAAGTATTTGATGAAGCGTCGTAAGGCAGTTAAAAAAGCAATTGCTAAAAGAGAAGGGTTCTCTGATTGGAGAAAAGAACTCATGGAAAAGGATGCTAAAGGTGTAAGCATTATGCCTAGTATGACTAAAGGTATGGATGAAGATAATCCTATGGGAGTGATGGATAAAAATAAGAAACTCAAAGGTGTAAAGAACGGTATGAGTTCTGTTAAGGAAGATAACTGTGAGTGTGGACCTGACTCTGGATCTGAGAAAGCATTAGTTAAAAGAGATTCTAAAGTTAAGCGTCGTAAGTATCAGGATGGTGTGAATGAAGAAGTAATTTCATCCTTAAAAGAGAACCGTGAGAATCTTAAAAAGACCTATCTTTGATATATAATTTGCACCTTATTATAATACCATGTTATCATTTTTACTTCCATTAGCATCGAAGATCATCAGTGATGCAGTCGCCAAGATTCCAGATAATGAGGAATTGGGTGAAAAACTTATAGATATATGTTTAGTTATTCTCGGTAAGGCAGTTAAACTGACTAAAACCGATATGGATGATAAGTTACTTGAAACTGTCGCTGCTGCTATTAATACAAGAGCAGAAACCCCTGCAGAATAATTCAAAAGGAGGGTAAACCCTCCTTTTTTATAAATATCTTTATAATGTAATCTTAAATAACTTAGGAGAAAATACAATGCCTCTCTGGGGAAAAACCGAAACTGATGAATCAAAACCAAAATACTTAACTCGTGGTGCTAAAAATCATGACCCAGCAGATTGCTTCGCTGATGAGCGTGGATGGGTTCTGCGTCACCAGAAAGGTGGTACAAGATTTTGGGATGAAGTTATTGTAGCAATTGGCGGTCTTGCTGGCGGTACTTCTGCAACTGCAGAATTGGGTGAGGCAGATATTACTGCTGTATTCTTTGAGCAAGAATCACTTGCACAAGGTGATACTGGAACTGTTGTTGTTATCTATAACGAGCAAGTAGATGTCACTGGTACTGTAACTCTTGCAGTTACTGGATCTGTAACTGGTGCTATCACCGCAACATATGCTCGTGGAACTGGATCAAACCGCCTTGAATTTGATTTCACCGTTCCTTCGCAGGCAGAAGTTCTTTCTATCGCTGACCAAACTATCGGTGGTGGTGGTGCTGTCAAGGATAAGGGTACTACTGTTGATGCTGAAGATGCATTTGCAGGTAAGACAATTGGTGCTGGTGGATCTGGTACTGATCTTACACTTACTATTTCGTAATAATGTATGAAGTTTACTGAATTGAATGAGGATAATTATCTCTTTTTTGCTATTCAAAATTACAATAATCCTCAAGCAGTTACAAAAGAGGATTTTTATGATGATCTTAAAAGGTTTAAATATTTGAAAAGGTTGCTCAAGACATATGTCAAAACGGGCAACCTAAAACTGCATCTGATATTAAATCACATGATTATAATTTATAATGTGTTTGGAGAGGCAGCAACTCCTTTGCTATTTTTTAAAATATCAAATGAATATTGGTCAATTTTAAAAAGTTTTATAATTTATTTAAATCGATATTTACCATGTTCAAGTTTAGAGCATATCAATATTGATAAATATTGTACAGATAGGTTGCAGGAACTATGAAAGTATATACCATGAAAAATAATGGAATAGTTTATACGGAAGAAGTTCCTACTAATAGTGCCTCTTCTGGTGCTATTGCTGGATTACCCCCAGACGAACCTCCTGTTCGTAAAAAGAAGAAAAATCTTAAGACTAGTATTTTTCAGAGGATTAAAAACGCTCGTATAAAAGAAGAAACAATGGAAGACCAAACTGTTATTCAAGAAATGAATCCGGATAATTCAAATACAGAAGTATCTTCTGCTATGAGAATGATTCAGCAGAAACGTAAACTTCAAAAAAAGCAAGAGCGTGAAAAACGTGCTGCTAATAGAAAGCAAGAAATCGCTGCATTGTCTAAAGCAAAGGCAAAGGATTATCAAAAGAAAGCGAGCGATCGTCAAAAAACCATTTCAAAGGATATTAACAAAATGTCAAATAAGAAAACTGAAAAGAATTCTTATGATTGGCAGGGTGCTTTCTCTAGTCTTAATGAAGATTTTTCCACACTTTCTATTGAAGAGCAGACCAAAGCACTTAAAGTTTGGTTAGAACTTTCAGAAGAAAATAGCGATAAGTTTTTAGAACTTGTTTATGAAGATATTGATAAACTTAAATTATTTTTAGGTAGTGTCTAATGGCTTTTGGGTTAGGTAAACTTCAAATAGTTGAACAGAAACTTGAAATCTATGAAGACTTGACCAAAGAAATGCTGGTTAAATTAGAAACAGCAGTTCAAAAAATTGCAGAAGCAAATAATCAAACTAATCTTCTTCTTGAACGTCATGAAAATCGTTTAGATGAGGGGCAGAAGTCTAACATTCTTATTGTTAAAATGCTTGAGGAGTTGAAAGAGACTCAAAGAAATGACGTTGAAAAGATTGATATTAGGATTTCCAAGATTCATAGTAAAGTCAATGAGAATCAAAAATTCGTAGTTGCTGCCGGTGCGGTTCTCGCCACGATTGTTGCAGTTGCACAACTGATCCCCCTTTTAGGATGGACCTTGACACCTAGAGAAGGTGGTGCTATTGTAGGAAAAACGTCTATCCCCTATGTTGTACCTTGATACAAAGTACATCTCTTTGGTATCTTACAAATTACAAAAATTTAAAAAGACAAACACTACCTACAATTTCAGATGCCCTTATTGTGGTGATTCTAAAAAGAATTTAAATCGTGCAAGAGGATACTTCTTTCAAAAGAAAGGTTCTTATATTTACAAGTGCCATAACTGTGGCATAGGAAGAACTGTTGCTAATTTTTTGAAGGATAATGATCCTGACTTATATGCTCAATATACTTTAGAAGCATATAAAGAAGGAGTAAGTGGCAAAGGAACTAGGATCCCAGTCCATAAGTTTAACTTTGAACCACCAGTGTTTGAATCTGCTGATATTTTTTCAACTTTAGAAAAAGTATCAGATCTAAATAAAACACATGTATCTTATCAGTTCCTCCATAACAGAAAACTTCCACCTGAAAAATTCTATTATTGTCCGAATTTTAAAGAATGGACTAACACACACAAGCAGGTGTTTGAGGATATAAAATACGATGAACCTAGAATAATTATTCCTTTACGGGATAAATCTGGTATCTTTGGGTATCAGGGAAGATCTTTGTCTAAAGATTCTAAATTGAGGTACATCACTGTAATTTTAGATGACACTAAAACAAAATTGTATGGACTTGATACTGTAGATGAAAGCAAAACCATTTATGTCACAGAAGGACCATTCGACAGTCATTTCCTTGTCAACGCTATTGCTATGTGTGGTAGCGATGTTGACTTTAGCAGTTTCAATAATAAGTATGTATTCATCTATGACAATGAACCAAGAAACAGAGAAATCTGTTCTAAGATTGAAAAAACAATTAAAAAGGGATATTCCGTGGTAATATTCCCTCAAGAAATTAAAGAGAAAGACCTAAATGATATGGTTCTTTCTGGACATAATGTCCAATCCCTCGTAGAGTCCAATACTTATCAAGGACTAAAAGCAAATCTCAAATTTACTAATTGGAAAAAGGTATGAACAAAGAAACGTATACAGTACGAAAGCGTGATGGTAGCGTAGAACCTATTCAACTTGAAAAGTTGCATAAGATGGTTTATGCTTCTTGTGAAGGTCTTGCTGGAGTCTCTGCAAGTCAAGTAGAGGTTAATTCTGGTATTCAATTTTTTGATGGAATTACGACAGAAGAAATTCAAACCATTCTTATCAAATCTGCTCATGACCTTATTACACCTGAAGAGTATAACTATCAATATGTTGCTGCAAGATTGTTGATTTATAGTATTCGTAAGCAGTGGTCTCAGCAAAATAATATTCAATGGGATAAGTATTCTTTATATGATCATATTTGTAAGAACGTTCGTGAATTAAAAACATATGATCCCTTAATTCTTAAGAATTATAGTGAAGATGAGATTACTGCAGCAGGAGAATGGATTGATTATGATAGAGATTTTCTGTTTACTTATTCCGGATTACAGCAGGTTGTAGATAAATATCTTGTACAGGACAGAGACTCTGGAACTCTCTATGAGACTCCTCAGTTAATGTATATGACAATTTCTCTTGTGTGCTTTTCAAATTATGATAAGAGAGTTAGAATGTCCTATGTAAAAAGATTGTATGACGCACTCTCAAAGCACAAAATCAACATCCCAACGCCAATCATGGCGGGTGTCAGAACAAGACTTAAGCAGTATGCTAGCTGCGTTCTTGTTGATGTCGATGACACCAAGCATTCTATCCCTCACAGCAACAGTGCTATTTTTTCATATGTTGTCCAACGTGCTGGAATCGGGATTAACATGGGCAGATGCCGTGGAATCAACAGTAAAATCAACGGGGGAGAAGTTATACACACAGGGGTTGTCCCATTCCTCAAAATGTTTGAAGCAACTGTCAAAAGTTGTACTCAAAATGGCATCCGAGGTGGATCAGCAACGGTACACTTCCCCTTCTGGCACCAAGAAATAGAATCCATTATTGTTTTAAAAAATAATAAAGGAACTCAGGATAATAGGGTTCGTGGACTAGATTACTCTATTCAACTTAGTAAACTCTTTTATGAAAGATTTATCTCCAATGGAGACATCACCCTATTCTCACCTCACGATGTTCCAGGTCTTTATGATGCTTTTGGGTCTGACTCGTTTGATGATCTATATCGTCATTATGAACAAGATGAAAGCGTTCCAAAGAAGACTCTCAGTGCTCATCAACTTCTTTTAGATATTGTGAAGGAAAGATCTGAAACTGGTCGTCTTTATATTATGAATGTGGATCATTGTAATACTCATTCTTCATTTAAGGATCAAGTTTATATGAGTAATCTCTGTCAAGAAATTACTTTACCTACTGATCCTATTCAGCATTTTGATGATGATGGTGGAGAAATTGCTCTTTGTGTTCTTGCTGCTATTAATGTTGGAAAACTTAAACAGTTTTCTGACATGGAAGAACTATGTGATTTAAGCGTTCGTATGCTCGATGAATTGATTGACTATCAAGAATATCCTGTCAAGGCAGCAGAACGTGCTACAAAGGCACGTAGGTCTCTTGGAATTGGTTTTATTGGTCTTGCTCATTGGTTAGCAAAACAATCTTTAACCTATGGTAGTGACGAATCTTTGGTTGCTGTTCACCAACTATCAGAATCTCTTCAGTATTTCCTATTAAAATCATCTAACCAATTAGCAAAGGAGAAGGGAGCATGCGATGCTTTTCATCGTACAAAGTATTCAGATGGAATTCTTCCCATTGATACATATAAGAGCGATGTAGATAATTTAGTAGCACCGGAATATATGTATGATTGGGAAAGTCTTAGATCATCTATCCTAGAACATGGTCTACGGAACTCAACACTGACCGCACAAATGCCATCAGAGAGTAGTTCTGTCGTGTCTAATGAGACAAATGGAATTGAACCACCTAGAGGATTCTTGTCATACAAGGTATCAAAGAAAGGTGTTTTGAAGCAAATTGTCCCACAGTATGCTACTTTGAAAAATAACTATACTCTTCTATGGGATATGAAGAGTAATGAGGGTTATATTAAACTTGTTGCTGTAATGCAGAAGTTTTTTGACCAAGCAATTTCTGGTAACTGGAGTTATAATCCAGAAAACTATCCAGACAATAAAGTTCCTATTTCTGTAATTGTCAAAGATCTTCTCAATACATATAAGTATGGTTGGAAGACTTCTTACTATCACAATACTTATGATAGAAAGAAAGATGCAGACGCAGAGCAGGAATATAACGATATTATCTCTCAATCTATAACAAAATTAAACCATACGGAGGAAGATGACTGTGAAGCTTGTAAACTCTGAGCAAGATAGAAGAATAAGATCTGCTGATATCTGTGATAGAGATCCAGTTACTACAGTAGAAGGTATAACAGTATTCAATACAGAAGTTATTGATAGAAAAACACAACCAATGTTTTTTGGAAAACCACTAGGTGTCCAGAGATATGATAGTTTTAAGTATCCTGTATTTGAGAAACTTACTGATCAACAACTTGGTTATTTCTGGAGACCCCAAGAGGTCTCCCTTCAAAAAGATAGAAATGATTATTTAAAACTTACTGATCCTCAGAAGCACATCTTTACTTCAAATTTAAAGTATCAAATTACTCTTGATTCTATTCAAGGTCGTGGTCCTGGACTTGCTTTTATTCCTTACTGTTCTCTCCCAGAACTTGAGGCATGTATGGAAGCATGGGGATTTTTTGAAATGATTCATAGTCGTTCCTATCAATATATTATTGATAATCTGTATCCTGATGCTTCAGTTGTATATGATACAATCCTTTCCGATAAGAATATTCTTTCTCGTTCTGCTTCGGTAACAGAAGCATATGATGACTTCTTAAATGCTGCTCATCAATATGATAACGGTTCAATGTGGGAGTTGGCAATTGAAGGTCATACTGCTGGACAATATGAACGTAGGGAACTAAAGCGTAAATTGTATAGAGCAATTGCTAATGTCAACATCCTCGAAGGTATCAGATTCTATGTCTCGTTCGCTTGCTCGTTTGCTTTTGGTGAACTCAAAGTTATGGAAGGATCCGCTAAAATTATCTCTCTCATCGCAAGAGACGAAAATCAGCATCTTGTCATTACTCAAAACATCCTCAACAAATGGAGGGATGGTGATGATCCAGAATTTGCAGAAATTGTTAAAGAGGAACAACCATTTGTGAGAGAAATGTTTAAACGATGTGTCAATGAAGAAAAAGCATGGGCAAAGTATTTGTTTAAAGATGGATCAATGATTGGTTTGACTGACAGACTTCTCAATAATTATATTGAGTGGATTGCAAATCGTCGTATGAAGGCAATTGGTTTAACCCCTGAGTATGATATTCCTGCTAAAAATAATCCACTTCCATGGACAGAACGTTGGATTTCATCTAAGGGTATGCAAGTTGCTCCTCAAGAAACTGAAATTGAATCTTATCTTATGGGTGGATACAAGCAAGATGATATTGATGTCAGTGGATTCCAATTATGACTTGGAAGTTGAAAGCATTTGCAGATCCTAAATTAAAACATAAAGACTGGATGCTTTTAAAACTAGGTCCTACTAATATTTCGGATTTAATTCAATACTATTATATGAAATTTAAATATACTATGTTTTCTTGATATATACTTTGAGGTTTTCTCTTAGTTTATGAAAGAATATGAAAACCCATGGAAATATCAAGGTAAAATATTTGATACTGATGATATAAATGGGTATTATGGATTTGTATATTTAATAACTAATACGATCAATGGTAGGAAATATATAGGTAGAAAATATTTTTGGTCTTTTCGTAAAAGGAAAGGACAGTCTAGACGTAGTAAACAAGAGTCTGACTGGAAAAAATATTATGGATCATGCCCAGAGTTAAAGGAAGAGATAAAATCTTTAGGTAAAGATAAATTTACCAGAGAAATTTTAAGTATTCATACAACTTTGGGTAAAGTAAACTATGAGGAGACCCGTCAGTTGTTCGTAAATTCTGTTCTGACAGAAAGCTTGACAGATGGATCTCCGGCGTACTACAATAGCAATGTCTTAGGACGTTACTATCGAAAAGATTATTTTAACTTATGATGATTGACACACCACCTCCAACTCCAATTGAGGTAGTTCCTTACACTAAGCAATGGAAGTGCCCTAATTGTAATTCAAATGAGAAGTATGTTCTCAAGCAACTTCAAGTAAAAACTAAAATTCACAATAGAAATGCTCTTGCGACGATTTTGGGAAACATTAAATCTGAAAGCAATTTTCATCCCAACATATGCGAGGGAGGCGCTAGAGTTTCTTATAATAATTGCCATAGTGGTGGTTATGGTCTCATTCAGTGGACCTCAATAGGACGTTACAATGGTCTAGGAACATTTTCTAAAAAGTATGGATGTGATCCTAGCACATTAGAATGTCAATTTAGATATATGATTAATGAAAATCAGTTCCAAAAGGTTTTACCTGAATTTGAGGGTTCTGAACAGAGTATTTCTCAATACATGGTCCCATCTTTTTATTGGTTAGGGTGGGGAATTAAGGGATATCGAGAGCAGTATGCACATGATTATGCAAACCGATTTGTTTTTTCTTAACTGTTGACATAATTAAATTTTTGTGGTATTCTATGAGGGTACACATATGTGGAGGGAACACAGACGCTAGAGAAAGGGCACTTTCTCATTACAGTAGTAGTTAGTTCCGTAAAGGAGGGTCGGGAATCTGTATACCCCGCCTCCGAGTGGGTCCATAGTTAAAAGGATATAACTTCCGCCTTCTAAGCGGATATTCTAGGTTCGATTCCTAGTGGACCTGTAGGGTGAATAGCTCAGGGGTAGAGCGTCTGCTTTACACGCAGAATGTCGGGGGTTCGATCCCCTCTTCACCCATAAATAAATTCAGTGATGCGATGAGGCATATGAAAAATGTTAACAGCAAAATGCAAGGTATGTAATGTTGAAATAAGAAGTAATTCTAAACCACAATGCTGTGGTTGTCCCAATCAAATGGTAGTTTGTGGGGACACTATCACTGCTAAAGATTTAAGTAAAGTTCTCTTAATAAATTCTGAACAAAATATTAAGGATAGTGGAATTCTTAGTAAACATGATTTAGAGTTTCAAGAGAACCGACGCAAACGGAAGGTTCGTAAACTAGATTTTGAGGTAAAATGATTGAAAAGCAACAAAAACGAAAAGATGCCTTAGGTCTTTTCTATGAAAGTGTTCTAAAACCAGACCATGTGCTTCGCCAATGCGCTCATAATCAGATGTGCTATAATGAATTAATGGAGTGGAGGTCTGAGATTATTAAATATCTCGACCAACGCCGTTCTCAAGAGTTTCGCTCTTGACAGCAACAGCATCCTATACTAGGATGCTTCACCTGCGGGCATTAGCGCAGTTTGGTAGCGCGTTCCGTTTGGGGCGGAAAGGTCATAGGTTCAAATCCTATATGCCCGATTGGAGGTATCCCCTCCTTAAATTCTAGTTTAATTGCAAAGGCAATGTCTCGTTCTAAATTTCATTCTAAATTCAAATCCGATCTAAAAAAACTCACTGCAGCAATTGAGGGTAGTGTTGCCCTTGATGAAGATTATCCAAAACTTTATCAGAAACTTATTCGTTTCTATGAAGATCAGGGTATTCAAATGTATGATGATCCTGAAGATGATTACAACATAATCCTCGATCAGGTAGAATTGGATTTAATTGAATCTGGAGTCTACGCTTAACTCTTAAGTCACGGATGGACTATAACAGCACTGGTCGGTGAAGGTTTGCCCCTTCAATCCCGGAGTTTCCTGCTTCTCTAAAAAGCAGGTGGTGCGGGTGGGTAAAACTTCCGTCTGGTTTCTTGCTCCCAGTCAAAAAGCAAGTGGTGGTGCCAAATCCCCTTCCGTGTGAGTTGGTTCCTATTTACAACTAAAACAAATAGGTGGCGTGCATGTGTCCTGGAAGGTTTGACCACCTTCCTTTACTGCGAATTTGGTGTAGAGGTAACATCCCATCCTTCCAAGTTGGTGTCACGGGTTCGATCCCCGTAATTCGCTTATTTAAAAAATGGAATTTTCAAATTGGTTTGAAGGAAAATATAATAATTGGAAGCAAGCATCTTCAAATCCTCATTCATTTGCTCATGTGTTGTTAGAGCATAATAGAGTGAGTGAAAATGTATTCAATATTGTTCAATGGTATCCTGGCAAAAAACCTTATAGAGATACTTTAGTAAAAATTCATCCTCAAGATGGGTTTATTATAGTTGAAAACGATGTATGTAATTATATTTTTCAAAAAAAGAATGGTATATACAGAGGTGCTGTAGTTCCTGGATGTGTTCATAACGGAGCAGTTCTTATAAGCAAGGCAGAATTATCTGAAACTCAATATAAAGTAGTTGATTTAGGAGTAGATCCAAAAACTAAAAAAGTTCTTTGGGGTTCTCATCATGGACATTTTATATTTGACAAGATATAAATATAAAAAAAAGCATATATGTAAAATGACACGTAAATTACGAGGAGAAGCTATTGGTGACAGTGAAATTACTACACTTAATCTAGATAATGCAATTTCAACTATTCCTATTGGAGGAGTTATTAGATGGTCTGGTAATACTTCATCTCTTCCAACAGGATTTGTACTTCGTGACACGGTTCCAGAAATTGTTGCAATGGGATGGGTATCTTCTGGAGGAGATATCAACACTGATAGGACATTTGGTTTTGTTACCAGTTCAAATATAAGATCCGGTACTGCAGACAATTATGAATATACTTGGACATTTGAAACTGCAGAACCAGATACAGATTATTTTGTACTGGTAAATCATCAAGGAGGAGCTTCTTCTACTTTTAGAGTTGGATTAGCATATACGGAAACCACAACTTCATTTATATCTGTGATGCAGGATGTTGATAATGATAAGACAGATTCTGCTCATTCTGTGGTAGTGATGCGTGTTGGTCAACCCTTTATTGAAAAGACTTCATAATAAATCACCTTCCTGGGTTTTTTGTGACACTCATAAAATCGTCCTCAAACGATTGACAAAATTTAATATTGGCTATATACTTATGTCGTTGTAAAACTTTACAAAACTAAAATGACTGTAACAACTAATGAAATGGGTCAGCAAAATTTATTTGCTAAAGAACCTAGGATGGTTGTAGAAAATTACAATCGCCAAGGTTTGGATTCTCCCCAACAATATATTGAAAGATATAATGGACGTTGGGCAATGATGGGAATTATTTCTGGATTCCTTTCTTATGCTATTACTGGTAAATTATTTTTTGGTATCTTTTGATTAAATTAAAACTTTATGCACGGAAATCTTGACCCTGAAGAACACGTTATGGAAGAACTTAATTACTCTCCTTGGAAAGAGAGTGGTATTATGGACATGGTACAAGAACAAATTGACAAACTTGGATGGGATTTAAATGATGAGATTGATGTAGAGATTGGTGGTACTCAAATTTCTGGTATTGATGTTGGTGACGAGTACAATAAAAAGTGGCAATCACCTTATGGTACTCGTAAGTACAATAAAGATGCTTTTATCATCATTAAGAACCAGTCTCGTAGAGACCTAACTAAATCAGAATCAAACTCTGAACTTAAAGGACATCATGTCAAATCCTAATTCTTTGTGGCAAGACGTGGAAAAATTAAATGCCCTATACGAAGAAC